AAATTGTTGACCTGTTAAAGTTGTAGCAAATCCATTAATATCAGTGGCTTTTACTATACCACTAACAGGATTTGGTGAAACTGGTAAAGATGATGATGTAATCACCATTGATGTAACTGGATTCCATTGTGATACTGTTGAATATTCTTGATAAATAACTAATGCATTATATTGATAAACTCCATCATCAGGAACACTAGTAGGCGGAAATGGCGAAACATTATTTAAATTAAATACATTTGTAATTATTTGATAATTACGTCCATAAGGATCTGAAATTTTATTAACATAATAAGGAAATGAACTGAATAAGCCAGCCGTTGCAACATTGAAGTATATTCCTATTTGTTGTGTTAGAGTATTTGTATCATCATAATAATTTTGATCACAATATAAAGAAACTGTCTTATTATCAGTATTAAAAATCATTGTAGGTGCAAATGTTAAACCTTGAATAGTTGATGGAAGTAATGCAAAAGCCTCTTGAAAACATAAATTAAATAAATATATTACATATTGAAATGAATATACATCATAATATAATGTTAAATTTGATTGTGTTCCACCAATTGTACTTGGTGCAGGTGGTGTTTTTGTAACTTTAGACTGTGGAATATAAGACAAATATGCTTGATATGGAATACCAGCATATACTAATGTTATTGAATAAATTGAAAGATTAGGATCATCAGAATTTGGTTGTATTTCACATCTCCAAATTGGTAATGATGAAGTATCGGCGGTCCATCTTACAACACTTAAATTATAATTAGATGGTTCTAATAAAAATGCTTGTTGTCTTGATTCTGTATATTGAGCATGATTAGTGCTTATATTAACATTTTGAAAGTTTGAAATTAAAACATCATAATAAAGTAAATTTGGACTAGTCATATATATATATTATAATATAAATAGATTTATTTATATTATAATTTATTTAATAAATATAATTAATAGATTTTTTAATTTTAACCAACTCTAACAAGAGTAAATGCAATATTAGTGACGGTAGTGTTAGCGAAAGCAGTATTATATGCAAAAATAATATTGGTTTTAGTATCACCATCACTAATAAATGGAACAGTCATATTAATAATACCTTGGTTATTCGATGTACCACATTTATTACCAAGTGTAGGTCCTGATGCTACACCAGTTAAAGTATCAACAAGTCCAATTTGTAAATATTCATTATTTATAATAGCACCAGTACTTGAAGAATCAAAAGTAAATACTGCGGACAACATATACACACCTGCAGGATAATCAGTTGTATTAGCATATAAAAGAGTCCATGTATTTAGTGTAGATAAAGCAACAGATGTAGTATAAGTTCCATATGCTTGATAACCAATACTTAAAGGAGATGTTATAGGATATGTTAAAGTATCGTAACTATATGATGCAGGTTCGGTTCTTGTATTAATTAGACCTGAATTTAATGCTTGAAGAAATGACATTTATTATATATATTATTATATATATTATTATTATTTTATTTTTTTTATATAAAATATAGATTTTTTTATTAAAATAAGTAATCTATAATGGATTATTTCAAGAAATAATCTAATAATAGATATATATAAGGAATAATTTATAAATTATTCCTTATATTAATCTTATTTTGGATTATATTATGAAATAATCTAATTTAGATTAAATAAAATCATGAAATAATCTATAATTTTCTATATTATATTATTAATTATTAAAAAAAATAATTTAATTTAAATATATATAATATTAATATATATAAATGTCCGAATTTAAGTCAGTCCTTATTGAAGATAACCTTACAGGTCTTCTATCATCAGAAATCACCTTCGGTGTTCAATCCGCAGGTAAAGCAAATTACCAACAATTTATTGCGACTAGCGTATCTAATTCAACAATGCAATTTAATGCACAAGTTCCAAATCAAAATGTTGTAATTGATAGAAATGTTCTAATTTCTTCTACTGTATTTTTTACTTTAAATTATACTGGTGTTCCTGCAGGACAAAAATGTTTTAAATATGGATATGATTCCGGATTTGGTCCATATCCATTAAATTCATTATTTACTACTGTTAGCAGTACTATTAATAATGTTTCAGTAAATGCAAATACACAAGATATTCTCGCTTGTTTACTTCGTATGAATGATAATCCACTTATTTCTGAAACAAATACAAGAACTGCATCACTTCCAGATTTTTACTATAATAATTATGCAGATGGTCTTGGTGGTTCTAACAATCCTCTAGGTGGAATAAATCAATCAAGTTATGATGCTGTATATTTTGGACGTAGTTCTCTACCTCTAAAAATTCTTAAAGTACAACATTTTGATCTTGCAGGTACTTTACTTGATACTAGTTTAACTTCTGTTGATGTAACTGATTATTGGGTTATTCAATGTTCAGTTGATTTAATTGAACCATTTATTGCTCTTTCACCATTTACAAATAATGCTAAAAATCAAGAAGCTGGTATGTATGGAATTAATCAAATTTCAATGAATATTAATATTGATACCGCATTGAAACGTTTCTGGAGAGATGCACGTATTACTGCAGGTGCTACAAATTCGTCATCAACTTATTTAGATAGTATTACTTTAGGTGCTGTTGATTTTGCACCAACTACTGCTTTTGTAAATACTCAACTATTAGTTAGATTTGTATCAATGACACCAGAACAAATTAGACGTCTTGGATCAAGTCGTAATTGTGTACCTTATATGGAATTTCCTCGTTATCTTTCAGTAAGTTCTCAAAATACAACTATTCCTGCTCTTGTTCCTGCTACTATTAATGCTTTTGGTGTTCTTACTCAACCTGTTATTTCTACTAGTACTATTACTTCTAGTAATATTCAATTATCAGTTGTTCCTGATAAAATTATTATTGGTGTTCGTATTCCTATGTCTATTCAAAATGCATCTAATACTGATTCATGGATGCCTATTACTAAATGTGTTGTATTATTCAATTCTAATAGTGGTATTCTATCCAGTGCTACACAATCAGATTTATATAAACTTTCTAGACGTAATGGATCATCTCAAAACTTTTTTGAATTTTCTGGAATTAGTTCTAATAATAATGTAAGTTCATCTACAAATGCTACTGTTCCTGTTCCTTATCTTAATCTTGGCGGTGTTCAACCAATTTATACTACTGGTTCTCTACTTATTCTTGATCCTGTTCGTGATTTTGCATTAGATGATTGGTTGAGTGCAAGTTCAAGTGGTGCATTTAATTTCCAAGTTCAACTTACTGTTCAAAATACTTATTCATTTCCTGTCCAACCTGAAATTATTATTATTACTCAACAATCTGGTATATTTTCTACTACTGAAGGGGTTAGTGCAACTGAAGTTGGTATTCTTACTAAAGAAGTTGTTCTCTCTACTCGTATGAATGAAAAACCAGAATCTATGCTTATGGAATCTGAATTTGATAGACTTGTTGGAGGACGCCGTCACATGTCTGGTGTATTTAATAATATGGCTCATAAACTACATAAAAAATATAATACTGGTTATACTGGTATGTCACATCGTGGAGTCGGTGGGGCTATGAGCGGGGGAGTTGTAAGTGGAGCAGGCATGAGTGGAGGAAGACTTGGTAAGTACATCCGATAAATAATATATAAAACGACATAAAGACTTATTATGTATTATTATTAAATGCCTAAAACACCTATAGATTACCAAAAATCAGTTATTTATAAAATTCAACATATTGAAAATTTAGAATTATTATATATTGGTTCTACAACTAATTTTAATAAAAGAAAACAATATCATAAAGAAAATTGTAATACTATTACTAATAAAAAATATAATTTCTTAGTTTATAAAATGATTAGAGATAATGGTGGGTGGGATCAATTTAAAATGATTATTATTAAAGAATATCCATGTGAAACTAAGACTGAATTACTAATTGAAGAGGATCGACTTATGATGGAGTTAAAAAGTAATATGAATAACAATAGAGCGTATCTTACTGATAATGATCGTAAAGAACGGGATAAATTAAGAACTAAAGAATATAGAAAAAACCATCCTGAACAATATAAGCAATATGATAAAAAACGTCGACAAATTAAATTTAATTGTGAATGTGGTTCGTGTGTTTGTTTTCGTGATAAATCTAAACATTTAAATACAATGAAACATATAAATTTTAATGAAAAAATAAATTTATAATATAATAATATATATTATATTATATATATAATGCAAAGAGCCCTAGAACGTTCAAACCCACATAGAAGACACATAGCCCAACTTTCTAATGATATTAATTTAGACTATGTTAATAGACTTAGAAATAGTAGTCCAATAAGATTCGGTGGTTTAAAAAAAGAATTAATTCAAAGATACGAAGGCGGTGCAATTGTTAAACCTATTAGCTATCAAAGTGATGTTATTAGATCATTTAGTAATAAAAATGGAATGCCTAAACCAGATATGCACTTTACACCTGATACTCTTGCGATTGGTAAATCAATTCGTTTTAATGCATCATTACCACCACCTGTTACATCAGAATATAGAGCAGTTCAGGATATTGGAAATATGGAATTAATGGAAGATATTAACCAACTTAGAGATTTACGAGGTGATGATTATGATATTATTAAAGATATGCCTATGGATCAATTAAATAAATATCTTAAAAAGAAACAAGGAGCACAGAATAGAGCCAGTGCAAATCTTCATAAAGGGGTACAAAAGAAACGTATTCAACGAAGAGTTAAGGCTATTGAAGCAAATGAACCAGAATCTGAATATATTGATTATGGATTAAGTAATTTATATGGTCAAGGACTTAAAAAGAAATTAGTTAAAAAAGTTATCAGAAAAGTTATTAAAAAAATTAAATAATATAATATATTATTTATATTAATATATAATGAGTAAAACTAAAATTGAACAGTATCCAAATAGTTTAATGACAGTTTCAAGAATGATAGCCGATAGAAATTTTAAAGATACCCCACCATTAAAAAAAGCCATGCAAATTAATAAAATTGAACGTGAAAATTTTTATAAAAATAAAGAAAAGTTTAAAGATAATGTTGATGAATTTTTAAATAATTTAATTAAAGTTGATGGTTATATTACTGAATTATCTGCTTATTTTGATAATAGTGAAAATTTGAAAAATAAAAAAATTGATGAACAATTATTAGATGATCAAGAAGTATTATTTAAAGAAATTGAGGAACGTAAAAAAAAAGAAAGTGCGGATGATGAAACTGCAATAAGTGGTGCAGGTATTAAAAAAAAAATTAAAAAAAAAATGAGAGGTGGTACACGTTCAGGTGATACTGTAGATTCATTTCAAAGTTCTACTGATTCAATACATTCTTATGGTGGTCCAACTGGTAATTCTTCACGTGTTTCTTTAAGTAGTTCATTAAATGATGATTCTTATAGATCATTAACAACAGCAGAAAAAAAAGCAAATGAAGCAGAATTACGTAGACAGCGAGCACAAGCTAGAGTATATGGAACACAACAACCAGCGGAAGATGATGATACAGTATCAAATGTAACAGAAGAGGAATACTCAATATACGTACCAGACAATCCTAATATTAGAATAGATCCTCCAAATCTTGATGATATTCGTGGTGTTGATTTTGATCAATTTGATATTATTAAAAATGATTCTAGTCAATATACTTTTATATATATAGTTTTAACAAAAATTTTAGATGAACTAAGTAATATTAATTTATATTATAAAAAGAATATTTTTAAGAATTATAAAAATATTTCAGTTTATGATATTGAGTTAATTAATACAGAACTTATTCAATTATATAATAGTTGGAATAGTTTATTAACTTTAATGAAAACTTTTAATTTTATTAAAGTTAAAAAACTTACGGACAAAATTAATGTACAATTTAATAAAATATATGGTTTAACTAAACAAATTAATCCATCATTAAATATTAATGATATGCAAAAACAACAATTTGAGATATCTTTGGCTGATAATTTAGCTAAAGAACATAAAATAAGAAAAGATGTAATAGCAGAACAAAATGCACGTAATGCATCAATTGTTGATGAAATACCATATATAAGAGAAAGCGATGATGCAAGTGTATATTATATTTAATTGGTAAATTATAATTAAACAAAATATAATATTATAATATAATCTAATATATTATAATATGATACATCAAGATATTAATGATTTTAATAATAAATTAGTAAAATTAATTAATTTTATAAGTGTAGAAGGTAAGACATCTATAATAGGTTCATCAACTTTAAAACCAATTAGATATAATTCAGATTATGATTTATCTACTGAAATAAAAGGACCTTTAGATATTGCACATAAAATATATTTACGATTCAAAGAGATTTTTAGATTATCTAAAAAAGATCGTAATATATTTATTACTGATTTTAAATGTGGTATTGATAGTTATGGCGAACCTTTACGATGGAAATATAATGATATTATGAAAGGCTTTAAGAATGTTGATGGTGAAACATATTTTTTTGAGAGTTGTTTATTTCATAAATCAACAATTAAAATTGATATAGTATATTTAATTAATAATAAATTTACTGAGTTATCTGATAATTATTATATTAAGATTGGTAATAATACTAATTTTGAAGATATTTCTAAAAAATCAGTAAAACAAAGTCTTAAAAATGATTATGATCAATTAGTTAATGATGGTAAATATTATAAAGCTTTAAAACGTGAATTTTCCATGATTGAAATAGATCAACCTAAAAATAAATTAAGTAATCGACAATTAAAATTAATTGATTATTTTAATAGTGATATAGGTATTTTAAATAAAGGGCGGGCTGATCTTGATTTATTATTAATATTATTAGAAGATCAAACCTTCAGAAAAGTATCATTAAAAAATATTAGAGAAAATCTTCAGATCATTAAACAAAATATATCATATGCATTAGAGCCTAATTTTAGTAGTTTATTAAATAAATCATCTAAACCATATACTTCGAAAAATATAGTAATTAATATTATTAAAAAAATTAGTAAGAATATTAGTAATTATGTAGATGACGACGCATTAAAGAATTTCTTTTAAAATATAGTTTCTTTAAGTATATGATGTAATATAAAATAACTTAGAGATTTGACAACTTATGATAATATATGACAATTAAATATGATCAATCTAAAATATATAAAATATGGTCTACTGAAGGTCCAGAGATCTATATTGGTGCAACTACTAAAAAGTATTTATCCCAGAGGATGAGTGCCCATCGTAAAGATTATGATTATTGGAAAAATGGAAAAATTAAAACGAATTATACATCATTTATATTATTTGATAAATATGGTATTGATAATTGTTTTATTGAACTAATTGAAGCTAAAGTGTGTTCAAGTTCTGATGAATTACATTCTTTAGAAGGTGGTTATATACGAACATTAGATTGTGTTAATAAAAATATCGCTGGACGATCAAAAAAAGATTCACATAAAAATTGGGCTATTAATAATCCTAATAAAGTAAAAATTTTTAATAAAAATTATAGAGAAACACATCAAGAACAAATAAAGACTCATAATAATTTTAAAAGTAATTGTGAGTGCGGAGGTTCTTTTACTAATGTAAATAAAACTACACATTTAAAAACACAAAAACATTGTCAATTCATTAATAATAATAATAATAATAATAATGTTCTAGTACAATAATTAAAATAATCTAAAAAATTTTATATATTATATAATATAATATATAAAATGTCAGATTTCAAATTAACATTCGAGAATAATGGTGAACCCATCGCCATGATTAAAGACACTAAACATGTTGTAAGTTTAGCAAAAAATCCTAAACAATCTACAAATGAAATAGTTTTAGACTCAAATGAAACTTTTACACCGATGCCTAATACATCTAAAGATCGTACAGTGAATTATATTTTTGGTCAATCTGGAAGTGGAAAATCATATTATGTATATTTATTCGCAATGAATTATAAAAAACTTTATAAAAAAAATCCTATTTATGTATTTAGTACATTAGAATCAGATAAAGAGGGATTAGACCGAATACCAAATATTAAAAGAATAGCATTAAATGAAGAATTCCTTAATGATGAGATTGTGCCGATTGAGGAATTTAAGAATTCCTTAATTATTTTTGATGATGTAGATAATATTGCCTCTAAACCATTAAAAAAAAAATTATGGTCATATATGAATAGTATGCTTCAAACGGGACGTCACTTTAATATATCAATGTGTATAACTTTCCATGTGAGTGCATCGGGCCATGAAACGAAAATGATTATTAATGAGGCTACAAGCATTACATATTTTCCTGCAACTATTGGAAATCGTAATCTTAAATATATGTTAGATTCATATCTTGGATTGGATAAACAACAAATATTAAAAATTAAAAAATTAAATTCACGATGGATTACAGTTGTTAAATCATATCCTAAAGTTATTTTATCAGAAAAAGATTGTTATATATTAAGAAATGATTAATATTATATGGAACTTATGGAAGTATTTTTACTATTATTTTTTTAAATTTATATAATTATTATTATTTATATAAATTTATTAAGTCAAAATACTTCCATAAGTTCCATTATTCTTCAATTTCATAATCAGAAAAGGCTGAAAATTCAGAATCATCATCACTATAATTAATTTCATCATTATTATTATTAAATTCATTAACTAATTCTTCTATTAATTCACCATATGTTACAAAAAAATAAAATGGTTGACGTGAAAAATAACAACCTTCTTTCCAATCTGGGCGGGTTATTGGTTTGGCATATTCATTAATTAAATTTTGTATTTCTAGTGGAAATTCCATAATAATATATATTTAGTAATATTTCTTTATAAATATATATTATCTATTATATTTATAATGGATAATAATAATATAATACAAGCGTATTTCTTTACAAATGACTTATTTAATGATGATGACATCATAAAATGGTTAACTGAAAATAAATTACCAACAATTCAGAAGATTAGTCATCATAAATTTTATAAGAAAATCAAATTATATTCTTTAAAAAAATTAAAATTAGAGGGTTATGATATTATATTCAAAGATTTCAAAACAGGTATTAAAATAAATCTAGCAGTAAAGAGACCATTAGCATCTACATTTGTAGAATTTAATTAAAAATTAATATATAATAAATTTAATCTAATATAATTATATATATTATTATGAAAGTTAAAACAACTGATGTTAAAAAGTTTGTCAATGCATCATATAAAACAAGAAAAACTGCACCTAAAAAAATTGGGGATTATGTTCTTGATGAATCATTATCAAATAAAAAAGCAAAAGTCTATCATGATCCAATTCATGATAAAACTATTATTGCAAATCGTGGAACAACTGGAACTATTTCAGATTGGGCGAACAATGCTTTATATGCTACAGATATTGCGACTGGTAATGTTTTTAATTTATATAATAAATCAGATCGTTTCCAACAAGCAAAACGAACCCAAAAAAACGCACTTAAAAAATATGGTACTGTTGATACTAATATTGGTCATTCACAATCTGGTATTATTACAAGGAAATTAAATGAAAAAGGTCTTACAGATCAAGTTATAAATATTAATCCTGCATCATATTATGAAAAACCTAAAAAAAATGAGTATACTTATAGATCTACATTTGATCCTGTATCAGCATTTACAACAGGGGCTAAAACTGCTAGTGATTTTATATTAAATCCTATTAAAGCTCATAGTAGTAAATTTTTAAAAAAATATCATAAGAAATATTTAGGAGGTGCTATTGATGAAACAACACAAAAATCATTAATGTATATAGATAGAGTTTTAAAATTAGAAAATGATGAGGATTATAATAAAAATTTAAGAAAAATTCAAATGGAAATTGAAGATGAGAAAGTAAATGAAATTTTTTTTAGAGAAATTATAGGAGGTTTAAATCCTTCAGTTTATAAATTATTATTTCCAAAATTTATACCTGAATTAAAAAAATATACGGATGCATTTATGATAAAAAAATTAAGAGAACAACGAGAAGCGGAAGCACTTAAAAAAGTTGAGAAACCTAAAAAAGAAAAAGTTGTAAAACCTAAAAAAGAAAAAGTTGAGAAACCTAAATCAGATAAACCTACAATTAAGGAAACTAAACAAATGTATAATGCAATGAAACTTGAGGAAAAGAAAAAAGCCGAATTAGAACATGAGAAAGCAATGCAAAAAATATTAGAACAAAGAAAGTCTGATCCAAGAGTATTAATGATGGATGAAATATCAGCATTAAATAAATTTAAAATTCCTTCTTTAAAATTAATGTTAAAACAACGTAAAATTAAATTATCTAAAAATGGAAAACCACTTAAAAAAATTCAAATGATTGGTATTCTTAGTGATGAAATAGTTATGAAATATAAAAAATTAATACCTGTTTCAAAAGATAATATATTAGATTTAATTAGTGAAATTAAATCTACAAAATTTGAAGATACTAAACCATTTGATACTAAACCTATTGATAAATTATTTAATAAAGTTGGTAATAAAATAAAAGAAACAACTAATATTAAGAAAGCGGATAAATTCAGAAAACAACAATTAATGAAAAAAATCTTTAATGCTATGAAAGTGATTAAAAAGATTGATAAACCTTTTGATATTGATACATTTGAAGAAGTTACTAATTTTGATTTAATGTATTATAAGAAAGAATATTATCTTAGAGATTTAGAAACAAATATTATTTATTCAATTAAAAATGATTTACCATTTGAAAGAGTTG